TTCTATATTGAACCCTAGCTATAGGAACACCACTTTCAGTTTTGCCCCATACTGTTTCTTTCCAGTTAGCATAAAGGGAATACAATTTATCTTGCTTCCCCAAACCAACAAAAAGAGATGTGATAGTATCACACCCCTCAATAAAATCTTTTGCCATTTGTAAATTATTCATTAGTTTAGACTCCATAACTTTGTAAAACCTAATCTTGCGACCATGTGCATTTCTTTTGTTTCAAGGTCTACAATAACATCACCAACAGATACAGAATAGAATGTATCTAAATATTCAATGTTATCATTATATTCTTGAAAGTTACCTTCCTCAAAAACTTTATCTAAACTGTCAGCAGTTATTATTGCTGAATCTCTGTAATAACCTTCTTCATCAAGGTAAAAATCAACTAAATGTGCTTTACCTCTTGAAATACCAAGAGATATTTTATCTTCCATTTTCCCATGATTTGGTTGTTTTACTAAGTATTTTTTCATTTTGAACTCCAATTTGTTATTTATAACCTAGAGTATAATCTAGGTTTTATATAAATGTCAAACACCAAATGTAATTTTTTTATTTTTTTTAAAGTATTGTAAAATATGGGTTTTCTGTGTTACATTGAAAATGTTCCTCCAGTCCTCAAACTAGGAACGTACAAAAGAACTCCAATTCTTTGTATAATATGGGGGGTATTAGGTTGATTAAAGATTATGCCCCCCATTATTAAAGAAGCAGACATTCAAATAGCTTGTAACGACTATCTAATATTACTTTCTAAGAAATATAATTTCAGACATTTTCATGTACCAAATGAGGGTAAAAGGTCTATTTGGCTACATAATAGAATGAAAAGAATGGGTTTAAAGTCTGGTTGCCCAGATATAATTATTGAATATCCAGAGGGTAGAATTTTATATGTGGAACTAAAAACTAAAAAAGGCAGGTTATCAGAAGCACAAAAGTTGTGGGCTGTACAATCTAAAGCTTTGGGTACACCACATTTTATAGTTCAAGGGGGTTTGAATGAATGTATTGAACAACTAAGAGGAATCATTGAAAAACACATTCCTATAAGATGATAGCTATTTACCTTAGTTTACCACCTTTTAGCTTTAAAATCTTCTGTACAGCCCTTAAATCGCCCTTAATGGGCATCTTGTATCTTCTGCGACCTTTTCTTTTCTTCATAGGTCTTTTGTCTATAAGTTCGGATATAGTCGCAGTAGTGGTAAAACCTATCATTTCCCCACTTTTCTCATTGCCCTAGAATGTGCTTGAGCAAATGTTTTTCCAGATTTTAAATCTTTAGCCATTTCTCGCATATGCTTTAGGGAATGATGCCTAGCATGGGCATTCATAGTTTTCTTTTGTCTAGCTGTTAAATCCTTAGTTATATTTTTTATAGATTTTACTAAAACCATTTATTTTTTCTTCTTCATTTTATTTTTTTTCTTTTTCTTTTTCTTCATAGGTTTTGAAGTGGTTCTGCTTCCATAATGATAAGGCATTATTTCTTTCCCTTCTTTTTCTTCTTACCTTTTTTTTGACTTTTTAGAATTGCTTCTTGAAGTCCTTTTGGTAACTTTTTTTGTTTTGGTGTTAGTTTCATGGTAAACCCTTTCTTTTCTTGGTTGCAATGCTTTTTTCCAAAAATAATTAGCTATGCTTGTAAAGAAGTCATATAGCTTCATATAAAATTTACTCATTAACAATAACCCTTTTTTGTTTTAGCTTTGCATCTCAAACATTCTAGCCAAAATTCTGTAATTTTTCTAATTCTATTACCTTGAGTTGCATGAATAATATTTTCTTTTCTTTTCATTTCTTCTGCTGTTGCATATTTTAAAACACATTTTTTACAGTAAGGTTTGTTGGGTTTTTGGGTATCTTTGTGTTGTTTAAGTCTAAGTTCTTTTACATGAAGATGATAAAAATAATTTCCTATCCTGCAAAAGTATTTACTTATAGATAAATAAAACCAAATCATTGTTTTCTCTTATTAATAAGTTGTAATCCCTGCTTTCCAAACCTATACCCAAAAGATGAGCCTATGACTATATAAAGCATATTAGAAAACCATTCTGGGGTATGTTGGTCTAAAAAAATAAATCCTTCTTTTATGTATGGTTGTGTTGCAGGAATGAATGAGCAAATTAGAATACCCCCAAAAACCAGTACCCAAAATTCATCTTTAAGACTATCACCCATTTGGTCTGTAAGATTTCTTTCATTTATCATTTGTGAAGTAGCTTCTGTTTCATAAACTTTAGCTTCTGCTTTTGCTCTAGCTACCTTTACTTCACTTTCTGCTTTTGATTTATCAACCTTCCCTTTTAGCCATGTACCCGCAAGTTCAGCTATTGGACTAATAAGTAAATTTATCAAAGACTTTTCCCTAATTTTTCAATTAATCTATCTGCTCTATTTGTTGTTTGCCTATACCACAACGAATCTTTCATTTCAGCTTGTGCAGTTTTTATATCGTTATCTAATAAAGCTTTTTTAAATTTTTTAAATTTATTTAATCTTGGTAAACCTAATTGAAAGACCATATGGGTTACACATTCTTTAACATTTTCGTCTACATTCATACCTTCTGTAAATTGTTCCATATCATTTATGGCTACATTTAAATCTTTCTCAAACCAAGCATCAACTTGCTCTTTTGAAACTTCTGTTCCTATAGGCTTATCAAAATATTCTTCGTCCCATTCTGTAATCAAATGTCCGATTCCTGCCGTAGGATAGCCTTCACTGCATCTATAGATTTCATATTTTAAACCTTCTTCTTCAGCAATATGTTCTTTTAATTCTTCTAAATTCATTTTTCCACCTTATGTTCTTGACCAATCCAAATACCAAAAATACCAGTCATAACACCCATAACAACCGATACAAAAGCTGATTGTGATGCAGTAGGGTCATCTAGTGCCATAAACCATTCTGCACATCTCCAAGACATTATTGTGCTTACTAGCATCATTAATCTTGGCAATATTTTCCATTTTAAAAAAGTTTCTACATTCATTGTACTAATAACTCATTCAAACCAAAACCCTCTAATAAAATTAGAGTAAAAAACAATAATAAAATACCACCCGCTATTAGTTTACCAGAAAAATTTGTAGAACCAATCTTTATTGCAACAAATTCATTACTTAGTATTCTTAAAGATAATTCAAAACTATTTTCATCTATTTTCACATTTACTGGTTTTTCATACATTTTTTTTGTATCTAGTTTTTTTTCCATCAATACACCTTTACTTTATCTGGGTTAATACTAGGAACTAATTTACAATGACATTCATATGTTTGGTTGCCATTTTCTGACATAAATTGCTGACCACTTAATTTTTCAGCGTAATAAGTACAATCATTTATAGATTTAAAATAAATCTTTGCTTCATTCATCTGGCTTGGTTGCATGGCACAATATAACATAAATGCAGTTATCAATCTTTTATGCTCCTTAAACTATCCATCACTTTATCAATATCCGGTTCAGTTCCATTTGGGTCATAAACACATTTATATTTTCTAGGACACCAACTTTCAATCATCATTGTAAAAGTCTTATTACCACCCTCATAAATACACGCTTTTTTATTTGTATATTTTGAAGTAATTCTTTTCTTCAATCTACAAGTTGTGTATTTTTTTAGGTCTGGATTTCTCCATTCTTTTTGTTGTCTGGAATAATCTCTAGGTTTGTATTCATAAACTAATTCTGTAGCAAACGCTTTTAGACCTAAGACCAAAAGTAAAATGGTTACACCTACCCCAAATAAAATAATCGCTACCCATTTTATTGCTTCAAAAACTTCTTCTTTTTGTTTCTTAGCTTCTAATTTAGCTTGTCTTTGTGCTTCTTTTGCTTGTTTAATTTTATCGGCTCTTTCTGAGAGTATTTGATTCCATGTACCATGTCCAAAGCGATTGTCTATGAGCAACTTTAGCTCATATCGCTGTTCCTCTAAAAGCTTTCTATCAATAAAATCAGATGCTGTTGATTCAATGCCAAACTGTTGAGCAATGCCCATGCCCTTGCCTTGCTTCTTATTCATGTGTTCCTCGCCTTCAAAGAACCCATCAATCTGCTTGGCTATGTCTTTAATATCTTTCGCTGTACTGATGTTGCTTTTGATAAACTCTACTGATTGTTTAACTAGGCTAATTCCAGTAAGAATTTCTGCAACTACCAAATTTTACCTCACTAATAAACCTATTAGCATGACTATTGCTGTGCCAGATGTACCTATCATAATATGCTCTAATCGTTTAACCCTACTTAATAATTCAATAAATCTTTCATCACTTACAGCTATATGTTTTTCTAATTTTAAATTTATGCTTTGAATACTTGGCTTTGACATTTAGTCCTCTAAAGTTTTTAAATATGTGGCATAGGCTTTTTTAATTTTATCTGTATGAACTGCATTACAAATATCTTGCACCTCTTGGCTTTCCTTAGCTAAATTATCTGCACTTATATTTGGCTCTACTGAATGTCTGTGAAAGTTACGGCTTATTTCTGTACCATCTTTTTTAATAATTGTAGCAGTTCTTACTTGAACTATTTTGTAATCACCCAAGACTTCTATTTTGTCTTGTATTGTTTCTTCTGTTAATGCCATTTTTATCTCCTTTTGGTTAATGGACTGACTACCCAATGCAATAGGGTTATGATGTAAAATATGTTATTGAGCCATTCATTATTCCATTACCTAATTGTGAACCTGCCATACTATTCATAGATGTTGTGCCTTGAGTTTGTATAAAAATAGTTGTGCTGTTTGTACCCAATCTACAAATAGGTGAGTCTGTTGATAAAGTTCCAGAATTGCTTTGCACATGAATAATACCAACATTATTATTTATACTATTATTACCACTTGTAAAAGGGAGTCCAGTAATTGACAAATTACCAGATGCTGATGTTGAACTAGTTTGTAAAAAAAACTTTAACTCTACAATATTTCCTATTTTTGTATACCTACCTACTTGTGAAACATAGGTAACAGAAGAATATCCTGTATTAAATGTTGGTGTCCAAGTTCCTTCTTCATAGTCATCTAAAGTATTTGGACTTCCAGTACCACCTATTGCAACCCCTGCACTTGCAGTAATTAATCCACTACATGTAGCACCACCATCTTTAAGAGTTACACCATCAACTGCTACCCCTGCATCTGTAACTTTTTCTGCTATTGTTCCTACTGTTAATGTACTCATTCTAAACTCCTATATAGCCGATATGATAAAGGCTAGTAATTCACTATACCTTACACCTAATCTAGTTTGTTCTTTACCATCATCATCTGTCCAAGTATCAGAACAAAACATTGCATACTTACTTGCATCTAAACCCTCTGCTTTAAAAGCATCTTCAAGGTCTTGTGCTATAATACCAAAATGTTTTCTTGCCTTATCACCTTTTTTTGTAACTGCCGACTTCCATCTAAATTTTCTCATAAGACCTTTAACAACTACAGCTACTCTTTTTTCTGCATCTGTAAGTTCTTCTATATCTTGTTTGTCATTTTTGTCTGATGTTTGAATTGTGCCATTAGTGGCTCTAACGTCATCAAATCTGCCACCCGGGTGTCCTAAATCAACTGCATCATCTCTTAAAGAACCACTAGCATTAGATGGTGCTACCTCTTGGTCTGTTATTCTTAATCCTGCACCTCTGTCACAGCCAATATAAATATCATTACTGCTTTGTGTTCCTAACGTACCTTTTTGAGTACCACCAGTATGAATAGCAATAGTTGCACCAGTTTCATTACTTCTATTGGCTCTTAATGCAACACCCCCATTACAAGAAAATTGACCTACTCCTGCTAAAGCACTACCATTATTTGAGCCTATAGATGCACCATTAGCATTATTAAAAACTGGGTCATCATCTGTTGTTGCTATATATAAAACACCATTTGAATCCACCCTTGCTCTCTCACTACCACCAGTTTCAATTGTTACTGTATCAGCAGAAGGAAACCTTATAGCTGTGTTAGTATCTCCACTATGTATTATTTTATCTGGAATAGTTAAATCGCCAGAAACACTAATATTTTGCGAACTATCAACAGTAACAGCAGTTGTATTAGCAGTCTTAATTATAACTTGGTCATTAGTAGATAAATCTAATCCACTGTCATTATCTCCAGTAGAATTTACAACACTATTTACTTTTATTTCTGACATTTATTTGCCCTCCAATGCTGTA